CCGAAGGCCTGCCGAATCAGCGTGCCTTCCGCGTCCTCCTCCTGCACAAGGGCCACCCGACCCCGGCTCTCCGCCAGCATCATGGCCCACACCTCCCTGGCGCAGCTGTCCAGGGAATCCCCGGACAATCTGCCGCCGCTGGCGAGGTAGTCCTCCATCAGCTTTGTCTCGGTCATGCGTTCACCTTATGCGTGCTTGTGGACCCGGCACAGCTTCGGCTCCCGGACACGGAAGCCCGCATTCATCTCCACCTGGGCGCGGGAGCCCACAAAGCCCTCGCTGTCCACCAGCCGCGCGGTCTCGAAGTTGGTCACCGCAGACAGCGCCGCGTGGTTGTACACCACAAAGTCCACATCGGTGAAGTCCACAACACGGGCCGTGTCGCTGTAGTCGTAATACTTGCCCTCAGGCTGGGCCATGGCGCCGGCCTCCACCCAGGTCATGCCCAGATAGGTGCCCACGTTGCCGGTAGCCGCCATGGCCTCGTTGGTCACAGGCAGGAACTCACTGCCCGCGGCCTTGAGGATCAGCGCATAGAAGCTGGGCGCGCACAGCACCACATCCGCCGTGCCGCCCTCCTTGACGATTTCCGTGCGCACGTCGATGACCTGGTTCTTGGCAGTGGCCACCGTAGGCATGGTCTTGTCCTCGGACACCTCGGACTCGTTCACCAGGCAGGCGATGCCGCTGGCCTGCCAGCCGGACTGCACCTCATGCTGTGCCGCCGCCAGGCTCTCGTCCCGCAGGTCCGCGCTGACAGACGCCGCCTGGACCCCATAGATTTTCCGAGACCGCTGATAGTTGTTGTTCAGCCGAATCAGCAGCAGGTCGTCCTCCAGCTCCTCGTCCTCGAAATCTCTGCCAGGTCTCCCCGGCTCCACCGTCTCAGAGGTCAGCTTGTGGACGTAAATGGCCCCCGCCGGACCGCCCGACTGGGTGTCGTCGCAGGTCACCCCCGGCACCAGCACCGCCGCATAGTAGAGATTCGCCTCCAGCTTGTCGCTGTAATGCTCGTCAACGTGCAAAGAATTGTAAGTAATGGACATAAATTTTTCTCCTTTCTCGTGGTGGATAAACGTACATATTGGAAAAGCGCCCCCAGGCGCATATCCACAAATTCATTCAGTTTTTCGTCAAAATTTCCCCGTAGGGTCCCGGCACGCCGTGACCGCGCCGCACCTTCAAATTGCGGACCCCGTAGGGGCCGATGCCCACATCGGCCCACACGCCAGGCCCCCAATTTTCGCCGGGTCGCTGACCTTCCCTGGGGGGAAGGTGGCGCCGAAGGCGACGGATGAGGGTACCGGCACCCCTTCCAACCGCAAGGACTCCTAAATTTTGCCGCGAAGCGACCTTCCCCTGGGGGAAGGTCGCACGGCGAAGCCGTGACGAATGAGGGTCACCGCACCGATTCCAAACGCAGGGACCCCCTACTTCCTCCTATACCAAGGATTATTCTTATACCGCTGCGCCACGATCTCCTCCTCCATGTCCAGTTCCTTTCCCTGCACACTTTGGGCAAACCGCGGCCGCCCGCCGTTGTCCGCGAACAGATAGGGCTTCTCCCGCCGCAGCCGCTTCACGGCCCCGCCGAAGTCCTCCTCCTCCGACTGCCGCAGCACCAGCCCCAGCAGCTCCGGGTCCCGGCAGTCGCTCGCCGCCACCGCCGCCGCAATGCGCTGTTCCCTGGCCTCCAGCTGGCGCGCCTGTTCCGCCGCCTGATTTTCCTGTTCCAGACAGTCGATGCGGCTCCTTGCCGCCTCCAGCTGCTGCTCCAGGGTCTCCTCCTCCAAAATTTCCTCGTCCATGTCTGCCTCCTAGTTCTTCAAAAATTCCTGCCGCGCCTGGTCCTCGTCCACGTGGAAATACCAGCCCAGCAGCTTTTCCGGCTTCAAAATTCCCTGGCTGACCATTTGCAGCTGCCGGTCAAATTCCCGGTCCGTGTCCTCGAACACCCCGTCCCCAAAGGACACGCTGGCCTGATATTCCCCGCCGGGACAAAGCCCATACAGATCGCACAGGCAGTCCATGGCCTGCACCAGGTCCATCAGCGCCGGCCGCAGTCCCTGCTCCTGAATGGCGGCGCAGGTGTGATAGGTGGTCCGGTCCCGGCTCACCACCTCCGTTGCCGTCACCGGCCCGTCGCTGCCCGTCTCCAGCGCCAGGCTGCCCGGAGACAGATGGCACTGGTTTTCAATGAGATGCAGCAGTGCCTTCAGCGCCGCCAGATATTCCTCCGTCCGCATCACCGGAGAGTAGTCGTCAAAGGGCTTCTGCTGCTCCATGGGGTCCAGCACCAAATAGGTGTCCGTTGCCAAATCCTGATACCCCAGCGCCCCCGGCACCGGCTTCCCGGAAAGCCCCGGCAGCGCCTGCCGCTCCAAAATGCGCTTCCGCTTGCCGGAGTGCAGTTCATAGAGCAGTTCCCCATACAGCCGGTCAAATTCCCAGATACTGGTTTCCGCCCCAGCGTAGAGGCTCACCGGCAGTTCCGAAGCCGGGTCCACCGTCCCCGCAAAGGGCATCCGAATCACCCCAAACAGCGGCCCCGCCGCCTGCTCCACCGTGACGTCCTTTTCCAGGTCCGCCCAGTCCCGGATGCTGTCCAGGGGAATCGGCCGCAGCACCCCGTTTTTCACCTCATAGGCCCGGTTCCGGATGTCCAGCCGGCCCTTGGCATAGTCAAATTCCTCCAGCCGCACCAGCTGCTGCTTCCCCAGCGTCCGGTAGTCCGTGAAATACCCCGCCACCGTCCGCCCCGCCGCGTCAAACCGCTTGGGGTAGAATCGGCTTCCGGGAATCATCTCCACCAGAATGCCGCCGTCCGCCACTCTGGGCCGCAGCACGCACTGCCCCTGAGCCGCCGCCACCTGCACCGCCCGCTGCAAAAGGGGCTTCGCCTGTTCCATCTGCTTGGCAAGATACGCGCCCCGCTGACCGCCCTGCACGGAAATATCCAGCTCCGCCGTCACCAGCGTCGCCAGATACCCCGTGATGGTGGCCGCCAGCCCGGAGGGATGTCCGCCCTTGGGGTTCCGCCTGCCATAAAAGGCCAGCTGCCATCGCTCCATGGCCTTCCCCATGGCAGGGGTCACGGCGGTGTCCTGCCCGATTCTGATTTCTTCCATATTCTTCCTCCTTTTCCCGTCACAGCCGCCGGAGAATGGTCATGACGAAATATCGCATATCATCCATGGCGTGGTCCAGCTCCTTCACGGGCTTGTCCTGGCCCTCCTCGTTGGCCCAGCGATACCGCTGCATCTCCGCCAAAGTGGCCTTGCAGCAGGGATGAATCTTCACCCTGCCGCTTTTGAGATATTCCCCCACCGTGCGAATGCCCGACAGCACATCGTTGTTGGCCTTCTTCACCGAAAACCGCCCGTGCCGCCGAATCACCGTCAAAAAGCTCAGCGCCGACGGGTCCACCACCACCTGACAAACTGGCAGATCGCCCGCCAGCTGACACAGGGCCTCATAGTATTCCTCGTCGGTTTTCTGCCCGCCCTGGTTCCGGCTGTCGTAGTAATATTCCCGCAGCCGCAGGGCCTGCCCGGTCCTGGTCTCCACCGCCCACAGCCCCATGGAGCAGGGATTCCGGGTGCCATAGTCCACGCTGATGTAGTAGTTCACCGGTTCCCTGGGCGCGGCCTCTGACATCACCGTCTCCGGCTCCATGGGATACACCAGACCCTGCAAACTGCACCACTGTCCCAGCACATACCTGCGGTAGAACACCCCAGTGTACATTCTGCCATAGCGCGCCTTCACCTCCGGGTCCAGGGCCAGGTTGTCGTCCAGCGTGAAGTGGAGGTACAAAGCGTTGCGGCACTCGGCCTGCTGGATCCACTCCCGATAGAACCAATGGCCCGGTGTTTCCGGGTTGCAGCTGAAAAACAGCCGGCTCCCCGGCACGGAGCATCGGGCCATGGTCTGTTCCACGAAGCTCCTGGGCATCAGCACCACCTCGTCCAGCAGCGCCCCAGCCAGGGTGATGCCCTGGATGCTCATGTAGCTGCTCTCGTCCCGTCCGCCGAACAGATAATAGCTGTTGGTGACGTCCCCGCGGGTGATGGTAATGCGGTTGTCCTGCCGGTGGTCCGTGATTTGAAATTCCCCCGCCAGCCATTTGGGCAGCAGGGAAACCACGTTCCGCCGCAAGCTCTCGATGGTCTTGCCGCACAGGGCAAAGACCTGGTTTTCAAAGCTGGCCATGCTCCACAGCACAAAGCCCACCGTCAGGGCCAGGGTCTTTCCG